GGGGACGGGCGGAGGTAACATCCCTGTAAAGCCCGCCCTCTCGGCGCATCCCTGCGCCTCGCCCCGGCCTACAGGAAACGCCTCAGCGATTTACAGCCGGACCAGAGCATCGCTGAAAGCCTTCAGTCGTTCTCAAACAAGTTTTTTGCTTCGGGTTAAAAGTTACGGAAGCTTACTCTCCAGCGGATTCTTACTCAGGTAATCTGCGCATTCCACCGTTGGACGGTCAACCTTGTACAGTTCCATACCGTCATACTCCAGCGCCGCCCCATCACGCTCCAGCGGATAGACATCCAGCTTACGCGTCACGTTATAATAATCATCTGAACGCAGCATGATCTTACCCGGCACCGCGATAACGCGCTGCCACTGACGGCAATCCAGCGTATCCCCTTCTGGCGTCACCACCAGCGTGGCAATCGCCTCCGGGCTCACCATCGCGCTCTGCGGCCCTTTCGACTGCCAGTAACCTGCCAGATGCGAAGGTGCCGGATGCTTAACCACTTCCTGATAGTTTTCGACCTGAACGCATCCCGCTAACGTCAGCATTGCAGCCACAATTGCTACTTTTTTCATCATCTTTCCTGCATGCGAAGAAAAAAATATTGTGGCATTAAAGCCATCAGGCTGCCAGCGTAAGATTGGAAGGTTTACACCTGCATCCCCATCATATGACCATGTAATTTTCATAAACGACAAAGATCGTCCAAGAGCGCACTAAATAACAGATGGTTGCAGTCGTCGAAAACATCAGTCGTCTAAGTTCACCTTAGAACGAGTGCTGTTTCTTGCCCCACATATGCCCCATCACATCACCGGGCACCCGTCATCATTAAAAGCACGATTGATGAAGAACGTCACCCGCCCCATTACCTCAACCTCTTCCAGTGCCGGGCCCTCTATCGCCTCGCCATCGTCCGTGATTAACATCTTACCCATCAGTTTGGCGAACTGCGTATGACCGTCGCAAAGAATCAGCAATATATCGCCCGGCGTTTTTTTCGTGGCAGGCTCAATGATGGCAAAGCCAACATCAGTTTCAAGCACCCTACTCTCTGCCCCCATATTACAGATCACCTCAGGGGATAGCCGTCGCTCGACGTAATCATTCGCAGGTGATGCAAATCCCATTACTGGACCCTCCCCATGTTACGCAGGACCCAATAGCGGTTATCGCTGCCGTCGGTGGTCTTATCAGCGAAGCCCGGCTGGTTGCGCTCTATCCAGGCATTCGCTTCTTCGCGCGTGTAGTGCCAGTTGAACTCCCGCAGCTTCTCGATAAAGCTGTCTGTGCTCAGATATCTATAGCCCTTATGGTTGAGCTTAATTACCGCAACGAAGGCGGCGTGTATGTCTGCTGTGCGTGGCATAATTACCTCACAAAATAACTGTATGCATATACAGTATTATCATTTGTAGGCTCAGATCAAGCGAAGCGAGTGAGATGGTTTATAAGTGGCGGTTCGGGCTGGGAAAATAGTTGTGAAAAACCCGCCGAAGCGGGTTTGATAAGTCTATGCGCTCATAGTCGTTTCGAGTTAAAACAGTTTTCTAAGTTCAATGCTGTTGACGGCCTTCCATGCCTCGGCAGGCCATGATTTAACGCTCCCGTAGGTTTCATCCGGTACATCTCTGGGCTTCATGCCATTAGCGGCACACCATTTCTTCATCGGCCAGTGACTGAATGACTTACCAGTGACGCGCTGAACGGCCTTGATCGTCGCATGCTTCTTGCACTCACCCAATTTCTCCGCCAACGCATTAGCCTTACGCTTCTCGGCTGAGGCTGTCGCCATCGCCGTGGCTTCACGCTTATCTGCGATCCAAAGCTTCTCTTTTACTGCTCGGTCACGCTGCTCTGTGATGATGCGGTTTTCCTTTACCTTTGACAGCAGATCTTCCAGTGCTGCTTCATAGGTAAGTGGAATGCCAGCAGAGGCGGCAGGACGAAAATACGAGTCCTCAAGACGTTCGAAGAAAGACCAAGCCTCGTCAGTGTCGACAATCTTAGACATACGGGCAGCGCCCTTCTCGGTCCAAAGAATAACGGAACGGGCTTTGCTCGAAATTTGTGCGTGACTATTAGTCACTCGCAAATCCTTCAACTCTTGACCTTTAATAGTGAAAATGTGGATGCCATCCATGAATCGACTAGCGTTGCGTGACAGGTTTTTCCGGATGTTAGCCTCATCAGAACCATACCCTGCGGCCAGCGTTTCAGTCGTAACAACACGCAAACCCTTCCATTCAATAACCGGCAGCGGCTGGGGATCGACATTTCGCTCTTGAACTGCTAAATTTAATGATGTCATTAGTTGGATCCTTCTGACATGTTTCAATGGAAGCCGGCAGCTCGTAACTACCGGCTTTTCTATTTGCATCACTGCAAAATTCCTTTCCCGTATGAGAAGACGTTTTTCCAGTCACTATCTCCCCATGGTTGTTCTTTGATGTGATCTGTTTCGCGCTTAAGAATGGCGCGAGCCTTATTGATCCCCCGGTTGTAATTTGTGCCAATAGAGATAAATCGAGGAACCAGTCGATGCTCGGCAACTAACAGTAGAGGATGTACTTCGCGGCAAGCCTCATACATCACCGCAGCCGAACGCCAAAGATATGCGAGGGTGCATAATTCATCGTCCGTAAACTGCTTAGCGATTGGCGAGCGCTGAATTTCTCTGTCAAGAATGTCCAGAACCCAGCGGCGGAATTCTTTGGCCTTCGGGGTGGTAGCGAACATCGCGACAAGATGAGCGCCACGAAGAGAGAAAAACCTCACAACCATCTCCACTGAGCCGGTTTTCCTAACGACCCTCTCCCTGAGGGTCGTTGACATATTGGCTGCAAATTCATCGCTATAACGGCTGTAAATTTGAGTTACCGCGTCGGTCTTCTTATAGCCAAGCGCTTTAGCCAGATCAGATGATGAAAACCAAAGGTTTCCAGACCTTTCAACTGGGTGAAGCTCTACGTCCTGGAATCGGAAATCAGATGTTGCTAAACTATTCATGTCAGTTACCTCGTACGTTTCTGGCAAATTGGGTTCAGGCAGTTACAGCTGTCTGAGCCCTAACTATTTTGTGATTTCGCAAGTTCGTGAAGCTGATTGAGCGAATTGATAAAAGCTGCTGCGCTGGCCTCTTTTGCTTCAATTTCTTCTACTGAGAACGTAGTCTTAATTTCCATTCCCATCACTACAGCTAGCGCCTCCTCAAAAGTGACTTTAAAAAACTCACCGTCACGCTCTTTCCCCTCCAAAAACGCCAGCACTTTCTTCTCGTTTTCTTTGTAATTGATATGGGAAGCACTTAACCAAAGATGATCCAGAGTGACTTCTGTAGAACGAAGCCCACGCTGCAAACTTTTCATTCTTGAAGCTGGCTCAGCAGTGCTGCCGACCTTGGTATACCCATTCGATAACTTCAAAACATAGATATATCCACGCTCGAACTTGTTGGTCTTTGGTGCCTTTTGTTTGTTGAGAAACCCTGCGTAACCAACATAGCTAGCTTCCATTTTCTTAAGCATCGTTACGCTCCTCCCGCAAACTTTTCGCCAACCGCTGCACAATCGCAGAGTTAATCGAAATACCATCCATTTCGGCCATGCGCCGGATCTCCTCCTTCATGCGCTCGGGCACACGAAGAAGAATATTTTCACTTTTGCGCCCAGTGTATAAAACATCATTCATATCATTTCCTCTCAGCTTGATATCACGGTGTAATCATTACACCGTGTTCCTATCTTGTCAATTTTTTTGTGGTTACACTGTGATATCAGATTCAAGAGGTATCACTATGAAAGGTATGCGCAACATCGCTCCGTTCGGCCTAAGAATGCCGGAGGAGCTTCGAGAGGCTATCCAGCAGCGGGCTAAAAACAATGGTCGGTCAATAAATTCAGAGATCGTGCAGATACTCCAAGAAACGATAGATACTGATAGAGCGATTGCTGAAAGCGAACTTGTTGACTTCGACTCTACTCAAGCTGCTTTTAATGCCGCAGCGACAGCAGAAGAGAAAGAGAAATTCCTAAGAGATCTTGCGAAAAAAGACCCGTTCACGGCAGACATACTGCGTGAGGGAGAAGAGCACGCCAGGAGGCTTGCTGCGATACTTGGTCGTCGCATGGGGTATCTGGACGACGAGAAATAAAAAAGCCCACCTAACTGTTAAAGAGCACCTACTGACGTGATTAAAGCGCCAAGAGGTGCGGAAAGGTAGGTCCAATAATGCAGAAATTACCCGTCAGGTAATTTGAATAGGTATGAGTAAGTAGCGATCGCACAAAATGCAAAATAATCTTTACTGGTACCATATTTTGGAAGAAATATTTGATGAATCTGACATGTGGTTAACCTCAGAATCACCTACCGTTCGTCAGGTTGGTATTTGAGTTTTACTCAGGTAGTATTCCCGACGTTTGCTCGGGCATGAACACTGAGCAATCAGCCGCCGCTCATTCTTACACAAAATGGGCGGCGGTTTTTTACGAGCCCTGTTCCTGCTTTAAAGCCTCTTCCGTTTGTTTCTGATTCCAGATGCTACTCGCTGGCATTTCGACACGTACACTGACGAACTGATCTGACGGGATATCAATGGGCTCGCCATCTGCCAATCCATCACGCTCATTCCTGGCAAATGCTGGCGCAGAAGGATGTTCGCGGTGATAGGTTTTTACCAGCACAGAGCCGTATGCGTTAACCTCGTAGTCCAGCCATATAAGCGGTTGCTTATTCCTGTCTGTAGGAATCTCAAACCCTCCGTCGATACCTCCCCATGCAGCGTCTGAATTGAGTGCTTTACAGCCTTCAATAAGATATTGCCCGACATCCAGACGAGTGACCGTGACGCCTTCTGATTCGTCGTTAGTTTCATACTTACCATCAGTGAAGATTTTGACGACCGGGGATGCCGCCTTTATAAAGCCATTACTGTCTACAGCAGTATTTTTTGTGTCCCACAATGTTCTGCCATTTGTCGATATAATTAAATTCGTCTCGCTGATTCCACCTGAAAAAACTCTTATCGGGCCACCATTAAAATGGAAGTTGAGCACAGCAAATGTATCTCCGGTCCTGAAAAACAACGACGGGGAATACTGATAAAAAGGCGTATCACCGCTCGTGACTTGAGCATCATTTCTGAATGCACACAATCCCTTTCCCTGCATTGTAAAGTTGTCGTTGACCAGAGAACTGAAATGAGTCGAGTTCGTTGTAATTGCACCATTAGCTAACCCAAGCCCAAACATGCCTGGCTGCATGACATCATTGCTCGTTGTTCCTGTGTTTTTCGTTGCAGAAGTTCCCAGACCGAGGTTTGTGCGAGCGTCAGCAGCATTCTTTGCACCTGTACCGCCCTGGCTGATACTGAGCGCGGTAGTCAGGCCGCTTAGGCTGGTTATATCGCTGTTAGCCCCTTTCTTCGCCAGTGATTTCTGGCCCGGTACGGTAACGGCCACACCGTTAATCGTGATAGTGACGTCTGTAGTACCGTTCATCACATCAGCGAACCCGCTCATGTAGCGCTGGTACATCGTGAAGGTTTCAGCGATATCCTGCGCCAGACCGTCAACGCTCAGGCTGTCGCTCAGCAAAATGGAATATTTGGTTCCAGCAGGGATAGCAGGGTTAGCAGCTGGCGTAACGGTGAGAGAGGTTGCGCTTCCAATCGCGGTAATCTGGAAAACCTGCGCTGGGCTGGTCAGCGCGATAACAGTACAGCCGTTGCGGATGAGTGAGCCCGCAGCAGTAAAGTTTGTGCCGGTACCTGTAAGGGTATTTCCGCTGATGGCAATAGTGCCAGTGGTATAAATCATATTATCTCCAGGTAATAAAAAACCCCGCCGTGGCGAGGTTTTATTTAAACGTTATGGGTTATTTGCAGGTTGTTTCGGTAAATGTGTTCGCACTTACCCAGCGCCAGCTGAATGGGTATCCAGCCCGGTACTGCGTCTGATTGTTTTGTTTGCGCACACCGTAAATCTGAACCGTATTTTCCTGACCACCAACGATGGCCGTGCCGCTGCAAACTGGTCCCTGTTTCTCGAGTACGCCAGCACAGCCTGAAAGCATGACAGCCCCAGCCAAACAGATAAGTCGCTTAATCATTTTGATGATATCCAGAGGTATTCATGAACTTAGACAATACCAATATGAAAGAGGTGGGTATAATTGATTGGATAGATCAATTATCAGTTATTGATCGCCAAAAACGATCAATCAGTCATAGGCCGCTGTATTTATCGCGGTTAAGGAAATCCCAGTATTCGTTCCCCCTCCCGGAGAGCCTGTACCAGTGGAGGTCCCCCCTGCGTTTATCCTTGTATTGGCCCCGTCAAACCTGCACGCCGAATAAGCATTAATGGTATAAACTGTCGGAGGCTGGGTTGAGTTATTCACAACGATGCTCTGGCCAAGCTGTGCAGGTGCAACAGCCCATGACCCGCTAAGTGTCTGATCGATATTTATCCCGCCGTTTGCGCCAGGCGTTCCAATTGTCTGTAGGTCTGACAATACCCGGGACTCATTAGTGAGCACCAGCTTTCCTGCCGCATCCCAGATGGCCATCCCCCATTTAGGTAACGCCTGGGGAAATATGGCAAATATATATGCGGTTAACGTGAAGCTCTGGTTATAGGGATTAACCCCCGCGACATATACATTTCCGCCGTTCCGGTAAGATATTACTGGCGTGGGCTGGGCGGTATTTGTGGTCCTGATAAATACCATCACAGGGTAGTCAGCATTTAATGCAATATTCTGAGCAACCTGCTGCGAACTGCCATTAGCAGAGGAGTTGAAAGTGTACTTGCCGTAAAGACAAAAAGGCGTTGACTGGGGCGTTACAAATGGGTTCCCATTGTCCATTAATATCATCGCGCCAAATTCGGCCATTATGCTTTCTCCATGAAAACGACCACTTCACACTTTGAGGCCGGATAATTACCCAGGCCTACAGAAGATGCTGCGCTTACGGTTATTGTGCCCCCTGACGCGACAATGCGCCGCCCTACGCTGTTACCTCCTTCATCAAGTGAAAGAACAAAACCAACTTTCATTCCTGAGGGCACCGTAAAAGACCAGCTGCCGGAGGTTTGCCCGGCAGCCAGCTGTATTCGCCCAACGACGGAAACGGGTTTGATGCCATAGTTGTTAGGTTTTTCTGAAGCATCCCAGGTCTGTATTCCGTAAGCCATATCAGAACACCCCCGTTAATCGGCCAACCTGCACCCTGAGAACGTTACTGCCGTCTTTGACGCTGATTGTCTGGTTGGTCTGCTTCATGGCCCCTTCCCCGGCTGTCGAACCGTAGTTCTCAAACGTCCCGGACTTATCCAGTTTCCACCCAACAGAGCCAGCCACATAGTCATTTGACTGGAGGTAGTTACCGATCTTCGCGTTGCTAATGGTGCCGTCCTGGATGAACGTATCCCGGATGAAGGTCTGTCCGTTCTGGATAACGAAAGGTAAGGTCACCGTAGCTCCGGCCTGGTGAGTGACGGCGAAGCGGTCAGCCAGGAAGATGACCTGCGACTGCATGCCGGACGGCGTATTCTCTACACCGATCCCCATCCCTGCCGCATAATACTGACCATTGCTGGATAACCCGACCTTGATGCTGTACATCGCCTTCAGGTCGCCATTGACGTTCGCAATGGCCTGCGCGTTGGTGGTGATCGCTGAAGTGTGCCCGTTGATGGTCGCCGTTATGCCGTTTATCTGCGTGGCTGTGGCCTGCTGGTAATCGGAGAACGTCTGGTTCAGGCTGTTGATGGATGCTTTATTGCCGTTCACGTCAGTCTGCAAACTCAGCAGCGAACGCGCTGTTGCCTCCCTGTCGCTTGCCATAACATTATCAATACGATCGATGCTGGCCTTACTGTCACCGTACTGCGCGCTCAGTCTCACCTGCTGATCAACCTGCGCCAGCGTACTCGTTATTAGCGCGATAGCGTTATTCTGGATGCCGCCGCTGGCAGTATCGGTTCTTGCTCCCAGCTCCTCCAGGCGGGATGCCATTGATGAAGTCGTGTCGGTGACAACCTGTCGCAACGTGGTGATATCAGCGGTATTTTGCGAGCTGGCTTGTTCAGCCGCATCTGCCTTACCTGATGCAGCGTCAGCTTTACTCGAAGCCGAATCAGCTTTATCAGAAATGACCTGAGTACTCGCAGTAAGCTGGTCGACAGCTGTCGCCCTCGCCTGCGTTTCATCTGACAGAGCCTGCCTTACCTCGGTAATTCCCGCCTCGTTCTGCTCAGTTTTTGCCTCAAGACGAGTAACATCCGTGACGCGAGCCTCTGTCTCAGTGGCGATCACCTCCCGGAGCTGTTCGAAGGTCGCAGAGTTAGCGCCCTGTTGGGCTGTCTGGCGCACGACAACATCGGCAATAGCCAGCGCGTTTCCGATGATTGCTTCAGCGGTCTGCTTGTTCGAGCCAACCGCAGCAGCAAGGCCGTCTGCGTTCTCTTTGATTGCATCAGCCAGTTCTGCCAGTTTTCCGCTGCTGTCTACCGCGTTCTCGATCATGTCTTTGAACGTATCAGTCTCTTTAATCTCCTCCAGGATTGCATCGGTGATATCACTGAAGTCGTCCGTTGGTTTTCCAGAAGCCTCTACAAATCCTGAAACGCCAAATGCATTACGAGTTCGAACATAAACGTAATAAACATGGTCAAACTTAAGTTTTTGGATGGTCCACTGATTGCCACGGCCAAGGAATTGAGCTTTATTCTCAATGTCGTCGGACAATGGAATCGGAGTCTCACCTGCGTACCAAAATTCAAAAGAAGTATCAGATGTGGCAGTAACAGACATGACCGGAACTAAAGTGGCCTGAAGTGGGCCAGGTATCCACTGAACGGAGTTAGGAGCCTTTGGCGCGCCTATAATAAGACTCACCTGAGTTTCGGCGCCTTTCATCCCGTTTTCATTGCGCCCACGAACGCCGATCGTGTAGCTGCCGGCAGCAAGGCCGTAAAACTCATACCGGAACTGGTCAGTTTCGTACTGAGATACCAGCTTCCCATCAGCACTGTAGATGTACAGCTCAAACACCAGTTTTTTAGTAGTGGTTGCCGTCTCCCACGTTGCTGTAACCTGGACGGTCTCGGTGTTTGTGTTCAGGATTCGCAGGTTTTCCACGTTAGGCACGCGGTAGCCGTTCAGCGTATCGCTGGGAACTTCAAACACTGCACCCTCGTCAACGATGGCCTGTTTGTTGGGGTCGTGCAATGAGGCCGTTATGCTGTATACGGAGTTGTTTTCCGTTTCGGCAACGCTCAGTATCCGGAAAAGGCGAATAGCAACGCTTGCGGTTGAAATGGCAAATACAGTTCCCGCCCTCACCCATTCAGGTTCGTTTTTGAGTGTGACGTTGTTTCCGTTAACGCCATCAATCTCATAGCGAGAGAACTTTCCGTCCCTCCCCATAATCGACATAGTGGAGCCGTCCGTTACTACCGAGGAATCAACCGCGTCAACCGTTATCACCCTCCCGGAATGAGAAACAATTCTCCCCCCGAGGCGAGTTCCTGCGTAGTCATTATCCATGACCTCAACGATATCACCCGGCGTGAAGTGGATAGCATCGCGTGCCATCTGGAAAGACAGTCTGCTGCTTTCACGCTTTGCTGTTTCCAGCAGCCATTTACCTGCCCGCCATGCCTGTCCGCGAGAGGTGCAGCCAAACGCCTCCAGAGTGGTTTCGTTGTAGTTCCCTTTGGCTATCATCTCATCGTCGGAAACGTACTCTTTCACCTGCTCCCATCCGTTGTCGGGGTCAGTCCAGGACACTACAACCGCATTGTATTTCTCTGAACGCTTTACAGAGCTTCGTTTGAACTCGCCATTCACAACGTTGGCGTTCGTGATTGTCGCAATCGGATCCTGTGGAGCGTCCAGCATTACGGACAGGCGCAGGCCGTCCCACAGCGCAATGCCACGGAACATGCTCGCTATCTTGTCGAGAATGTCTCGCGCACTCGCCTGCTCTGTGATGTAGGCGTTGAGCGTCATGCGTGGCTCTTTGCCGCCATACCCATCATCTACAAGCTGATCGCAATATTGCGACAGAATGTAGAGTGCACCATCGTCAACATCGATGTATCCGGCGCGTTTCGCCAGGCCAAATCGGGTGTTTTTCGCCATCTCACGAAACAGCCACGCCGGGTTGTTAGTCCATGCCTTTTTGAAGCCCCCCGTCCACAGCCCGGAGTAAGTTCTGGCAATTGGCTCGTAGTTATCCGGTACGTCAACGATCAGCCCGCGAAGATGATATGTGCGGCTCGGCGTGTCGGTGTACTGGTCACGGTCGATGACTGAGCCGGCAACAGCAGAGAACGGATAGCTAAGGTTGTCGTCGGTGATTTCGCTGTAGCTGTTCCAAACAGTCCCGTTTGACAGCAAATCGCTGCTGCTGTCAGGCGTAATACGGCGAACGCGGATATCAAACGGTTTGGTGTCGGGGGCATCAATGACGTGCGCCTCAAGGTACTCGCCAGAGATTTTCCCTGTAATCGTCACCGTCTTCTCCATGACCCAGCCCGACGAGCCAGTTCTGGTCTCGATAACCATCGTTACAGAGGTGTTTTTCTGGTTACCCTTGGAGTCCTGCTCCATGAGCCCGGTGACGCCGATGTTAAAACGAACGCGGGTCACGTCCTGATCTGTCACGGTTCTAACCAGCGGGGTATCGTAAGTGACCTCAGTGTTAACAATGGTCGTCGCTTCGATTGCAGAGAAGCCGTTGATTGGCTCCTGAGTTTCCGATCCAGGTCGCCAGGCAACACTAATGCCGTTCACGTTGACATTACCGTTCGAGTCAGTGATAGGCGTCTTATTCAGCTTGAATGAAGACAGGTGCTCCTGATCCACCGGGCCCGCGATTGGCCCCTCAGATATCAGATCCAGTACCCGATAGAATTGTTTTGATTTGAGGTTGTCGTCGAGTAGTTTTGGGGTTGATGCTTTACCGCCACCTGAAGACATAGCGCCACCTTAGCTGATTGATTCTTCCCAGTCGGAATTATTAGATGTGTCGATCCCGAGACTTATTACGTTGCTGCCGACCTCCATCTCGCCGAGGAGTATGGGGACAGGATGCCCCTGTCCGACCCTGTTTTCTGCACTGGTAAACGAGTTATTCGTGAGGGTGTTTGTTTCGGCCGCTTCCGCTGAAGTTTTGCTTTTCATGTTCCGGGACATGTAGATGGAGTAAGCAACCGAGGCGGCAGACAGCACCAGTGAGGCAATGAGAACTATCGTACTGGTCTCAAGTCCCGCCCCCTCAATCACCGGGACAAACAGCACTACAGAGCCATCCTTCAGGCGCCGATCCATGTGCCACTGCACCGAAGACGTTTCAACATCCTCACCCGCCACTCGCATTCTTACTCTGGCGTTCAGGAATGCTTTTTTGAACTCATGATTCTGAGCAAGCAAAAGACGAATGCCCTGGGCAGGGGTATCAACGCTCAGCTCGACTTTGCGGAAATGTCGGCGTAAATGCCCTGCAAATTTAAAGATGAGCACTGTTCATGTCTCCATATGGAATGCATCTGCTTAACGTATGCCGGGCGCATTTGCTCTCTCCGGCTCAGGTGTCCAGCGTGGTCGTGGTGAAGCACCATGTTGTCATCGAGGAGAATCATTGCGTGGCAGGGGTCAGCGCCGGGGAATGGCTGCCTGATGATCACATCACCTGGTTGCGCTTCGCCCGGCGATACCTGGTGGAAACCATTGAGCGGCATGTTGTTCAGATAAAGGTTCTCCCCTCTCAGCCACCAGCCATTCGTCCTTTCGAAGTCAGGGAGGTCAATGCCACACAGGTGATACGCATCACGGAATAGCGTGTAACAATCAGTTACTCCGTGCTCGAACCGCCTCCCCAAAAAGTAATCCACCGGCCTGAACGTTCTGATTTTCCCGTTACAGGCCAGCACCCATGGAAGACCCGATGCAACCTGGCATTTACGGTCGGCGCCGGACAGAACCGGGCTGTTCATTGGGTGAGAGTGGAATACCGCAGTCACCTCTCCAGCCTCCTCGGCCGCCAGCCACTCATCATCACTGATTCGGAAGTGCTTTCCAGGCTCCGGGTGAACATTCCGACAGCGGAACAACTGCCCGCCATCCAGGATTAAGCCGCACACCTCATCCTGCGACGATGCCGCATAATCGAGTAATTCCTGCATCATGAAACCTTCTGAGAGCCGGGGAAGCTGCTGATTGGCATTGGTTCCGGTCGTGGATAACGGAAGCGGCAGCCGCTACGGCGGTGAGTGCACTTATCTTTCGCCGGGTCAGTGGTTGGATTGTCGCGCTCATCTGCAACCGGCGGCCCGTCATATCCGCACCCGACGCCGCGATACAGCCACTGGCAGACGTCGGCAAGGATGGTTCGCGCCGGGATGATAGCGTTGTCGCAGTCAATCGGTGTCGCCAGCGTGTAGGTCACCTGCTCGAACGTCTCTTCCGTCATCTCCTCAACAACGTAGCGGGAAACCGCTTCCTGCGTCGGATCTGCGTCAGGGTTGCCATTGGGGAAGTTCACCGCGTCCAGGTATTTCACCGGAACCTGACGGCGGGTGATCACCACCCCAAGCATGTCGTCGAAGTCATGGTTTATGCCCGTCAGTAAACCTGTGACGTTCGCCACCACCATTGTTGGCCGGGCATATGTGCCTTCGTTCTTTGACTCGAACCCTTCGACTGCTATCGGGTATGCCTGATACTGATTCCCCTTCCAGATCACATTTCCGTAATATCCATTGGTGCCGGAATGGAACCGGATAAGGTCTCCACCAAAGGGTTGCAGGTCGGCTTCGAACAGGTCGATAAACGCGCCCACTCCGGCGTCCACGCTGTCGATAATTAAATTTGCTGGTATGTCGCGCACGGCAAACTCCCATAAATAAGCCACCCGGAGGTGGCTTATCGTGGTACTTGTTCAAAAGTGGCCGTCAGTTCAAACAGCGGCCCGGTCTTTGTCATATTCCAGGAGCGGCAGACAAACAGCTTCCTCACTCCCGTATCGGATGGCGTCCAGTAGAACGATTCAACCGCCCCCCTGGCTTTGAGGAATGCCTCTGCATCCTTAGCTGGGTTACTGCGGCACACGCCGCTGACGCCGCGAAAGGTGAGCGAGTATTTATCCATCAGTGGATTGATACCCTTCACCTGTCGCTGTTCGTAACCGTCGCCGAGCTTAACGACGGCAACATTCGGCGTGCGCTCAACGGAGTATGCTTTCTGTGGTGTCCATGTGAATGCTTCTGGCACTATGACCTCCGTAGTAACCCGTTAGGGCGCTGCTGATCACGAATGGTGCTGAGGCTAACCTGCTTCATCATCTGCGCCATTTTAGCCATTGTGGCATCGTCAATGCCGCCGGTAGTGTTGATGGTGAAATGGACAGTTTGATTAACAACTCCGCCACTACCCCCAACCTTATCAGCAGGAATGATCTTCCCTGACTGGTTCGGGATGAATGCCTGCTGACCACTTGCGGTCTGGAAGATTTCAGAGCGTCCATCTTCGTTGACACGATAGGCGTTACCAGCAGATACCGTGCCGCCATATCGACGTCCGCCACTCATGCTGACACTTGCAATATTCGAAAGCAGGGAAGCACCGGCCGAGGCGATGGCTGCGTAGTTCGCCATTTTTTGTGCTGGCGTAAGAGCAGTCGGATCGGCCATGGCTTGCATAATCGCCGTATTAAGACTCAGGGTTGATTGCGCTATCGCGAATGCTTTTGCAGCAGCGAACATGGCAACATATGCACCACTGCTCTTTCCAGACGTGCTTTCGATAATTGACGCCAGGCTGTCAAAGCCCTGCGATGCCGAGCCGAGAATGGAACCTATCGCCTCAGTTTGTGCATTGGCCTCATCTACAGCAATTTTCCTCCTGGCGTTTGCTGCCTGCTCCTGAATGGCCGTCTTGGCATCTTCGTAAAGCTGTGTATTTTCCTTGTCTATGGTCTGATACTTAGCAAGTGCCGCTAACTTCTGCTGCTCCTGTAAATCAATAAGAGCCGTTGGATTTTGCACTGCGCCCGTTACGGCGTCAGGGGTGGTCACGTTTGCAACGATCTCCTGCTGTGCAAACTTTTTACCTTGCTCGGCCTGCTGCCGCATCTTCACCGCATTGGCTGCGTCCCATTCAGCGGCAGCATATTTTCTTATTTCATCAATTTGCCCAGCCGTAGCGCTTTTATTAAGAGACTGCTCAGCCCTTAGCATGGCCTGTTCGCGTGACAAATCCTGTGTTGCCCCGGCAGCAGTTTCTGCGCGCTGCTTATAATCAGCAATTTTCTGGGCGTTGGCCTCCATCTGAGTGGCTGCGCTTTTTCCCTGCTGTTCATTCTGCTGCTGCGCTTTGCGCCGTGCCTCCTCAGCTTCCTGTAGATCGTAATTCTCTGCAGCCAGACGCTCAGCAGACGCGATCTGATTAGGGTTGTCAGTAACCTTAGATGCCGCCATTCTGGCTTTTGCCACTGCCCGCTGGCGTTCATCCTGTATTTTCAGAAGCTCGTTCTGCTCTTCAAGGTTCAGGATTACTTTATCGCCATCTGCAGTTGGAGGGGCGATCTGTAATGACTTGGGGTTGAAATTCTGCCCGGCCTGATTGGCCCGGTTAATCTCATCTGCAGTATTACCGAAGGCTTTCGCAACAGCTCCTTGAACTCTCTCCAGAGTGGTGCCTTTTTCAATGAGTTGATCATGCACACCCATCGATGAAAGCATATTATTAGTAAGCAAACGGTTCGCTTCTGAGGCAGTATTTTCTGTTCTAGCAAGCTTATCCTTTTTGTTGGCGAGATCCCGAATCTTCCCGTTCAGTTCATCTGAAACCTCAGCCTGCCGTTGGCTGAACTCTGCTCCCTGCCCCATTGAATCCGCATAAGCTTGGGCGGCTGGAGTAAAGCTCTTGTAGCGATTTTGAAGCGATGCGATATCCGACTCTAAATCAGCTATTTCATCTTTTTGCGCCCGGATTGACACATTGGCATCAGCAATGGTTCCTCGCAGTTGAGTGTTGCTCAATGATTTTAAAGATGAGTTGAGCTTGTCTAAACCATCAGCAAAGGCAATTGCCTCTTGTTTGGCTTGCTGAGCTTTCTGCCAAAAATAGAATATGGCTCCAGCCGCAATCATGGCTGCACCAGCAGGACCACCAATAAGGGAAAGAGCACCTCTCGCCAAGGCGGCTGCAGCTGAAGCCGCGCGTGATGCCACTGCTGATGCCTCTTGCGATGCGATAAATCTACCATTGGCTGCTGTTGCGACGCCAGTGGCATTAGCCAAGGCGATTCTTGCAGCGGAAACCTTAGCTTCTGCAGATGCAATTGCAGCTGCCCGGGATTGAGAGGCAGTAGCCTCGGCAGCCGCAAGTCGCGTAGTTAATGCAGCAGATGCCTGCTGCAGCTGAGCCATGCGAGTTGCAGCCTGAATCCGGCCTTGTTCGGTAATTTGAGCGCGTAAACGCTGAGCCTCAAGCGCTTTCTCAGAGTTAATTTGCGCAAGCTGCGTTCGGATGGTTTGCGCTTCCGCAGTCGCTAGTCTGACCTCTTCTACGGAAGAAGCAGCAGTTGCTTTAAGAGTGTTTAATCTGGCCTGAGCAAGATTGAGATCAGAGGTTGCTGCGTTCTTACTAGACTGAGCAGAGCGTAATTGCGCAGCAGCTTGAGCTTCAGCAGCTGAGGTAGTTACTACTGCTGCTTTGGCAGCAGCAATTTGCGAGGCAGTGTTACGAACTTGCGCAGTAGCAGCCATAGTCAGAGCGCCAATATATCGACTTCCCATTACAGCAGCGACTGCGGTCAAAGCCATGCTCAGACCTGAAATATTATTGCTTGCTGTGATTATGGCGTCATTGAAGATAGCAACACCCGCTTTCACAGAAGAGCTCTCTCCAATAAATTTAGTAATATTATTGCCAGCAACTTGCATTGCTTGGCTGATTGTTGTCGTAGTTTTGGCGAATTCAGCTCCAATGGTTGCTCCCTGGGATAGCAGGCCATTCACAACAACATCGGTAGTAAGCTTACCTTCAGCGGCTAACTGGCGCATCTGGCCAATTGTCACGCCCATTGAATCCGCAAGAGCGACAATTAGACGATTACCCTGCTCGTTTACAGAGTTGAATTCTTCCCCGCGTAATGCACCAGACGCCAAGCCTTGAGATAGCTGAATAATCGCGTTCTCTGCTTCTTCAGCGGTAGCACCTGAAACCACAAAACCTTGGTTGATTATCGTTGTGAGTTTTACAAGGTCCTGCGCACTCGTGCCGTACTGGCGGGTTGCACGCTCCAGTCGGGCATAGAGAGAGGCAGTAGCCTCCAGGCTAGAACGCGTTTGCTGAGTAATGTTGAATACCCGCTCTGTAACGTCCACCAACTCTTCATTTGGCCGCAGCGCATTCGCTAATTTGTTGTTCAGTTCGGTCCATGCATCGGCATATTGCGACACTTGGTTAACAGAAAGGATCGCCATTACAGCCGCGGCAATTTTACTCAATTCGCCCAGAGAAGAAGAAAGTGATTGCGCCGCATCATCAGCTGCGTCAAAACCATCCTGCATATTGTCGGTGGCTTTGACCACCTCCTTATCAGCACGCAGCAACTGTGCCGTATCGGCCTTAATCACATATTCAATATCGCCGACGTTCTGGGTCATTTCAATTTCTCCAGGCAATAAAAAACCCCGCCGGAGCGAGGTCTTGGGGGTAAGATGAGTCTTACTATTTTAATAAACCGAACATAAAAAGAATGAACATCAGCAAAATACCAGCGCCTATCCACTGGCCAATTGCATGACCTGTCGCCTCGCTTGATGCGGCTTGAGCGTTGAGTTTGGTAGTTTCATCATTTATTGCTGATGCTGAGGCTAGCATCTCTTCAGCGAGCGTTTCAAAAAGCACAACTTGTGCTTCTACCGGAGCTTCAGAAAAAAAGTCACTAACCTGCTCTTGTAAATCTAAGGATGCGGTATGTATGTTCCCCCCATCAGCGATCACTTGCTGAATTTTCTGGTTCCGTATTTCAACAAGCGCCCTTATTCTGCTTCTGTTTGATTTATATGTTTTTTCTTCCGAGCCACTAACTGTGAAATAGTCATTGATAGCGCCCGGTATGTCGATATGCATATCCCTATCCCCATCAGTAAAAGATGGTCAAATCCTACCACCAGTTGACGGAATAATCAGCATGGATCGGCGCAACGACAAAACCCGCAGTTAAGCGGGTTCGGATGCGCGCTTCAATCAGGCAGATTTGGTTGGAAGGTCGTTACGAATCTCTGGCTTCTTGTCGCAGGTAGTGCTGGAGAAATTGTTCTTTGATACCCACTGCCAGTTGAACGGATAGCCGGCGCGATACTGGGTCTGGTTGGCTACTTTGCGAACTCCGTAAATCTGCACGGTGGTATCTTGCCCGCCGAGCATTGCCACACCTTCACAGATCGGTTCCTGTTTCTCCATGATTCCTGCGCAACCAGCGAGGAGTGCAACGCAGATCGCAATAATTGGTAGTTTTTTCATTCCTTTATCCCTCTACGCCATTTTAGGCATTATCCTATAGCCATAGACTAAATGAGTAAACGACAACCACCCCCTCAATCTTTGTGGTTTTCAAATGCTCTATCACCGATTTTCCGCGCCATTGCGGATCTCTGATGGCCGTCAGTTTTCTGGCGGCTTCTTTTTCTCAGTAAATACCCGGCAAATACATTTGCACCTCATCAGCAACGCGATCACGCGCTGCATGGAGTAGCTTTTTGCGTCCGCCAACTCCCCACCGGGCCATCTGGCTGGCGCACTGACTGATCTGTTTGGTTTCGGTATTGATGATGTGGTCGATTTTGTTCAGGCGGGACATGGCACTGATGCCGTTTCGGATCACCATCTGAAAGGTTTGGTACACTTTTATTTCGAATTCAACACTAAGCCATGCGGCATAGCGAATCGCCACCAGTTCTAACCCCCAGATACCAGGCTGAGCACCACCTTTGATAATCTTGACCGAAGCTATTTTTGTAGCTTTGGCCAGTTCTTGCGCAAACTTTTTAATTTGGCCCTTTTGATGAAGTTACTTGGCTTCTGTGATTCCGTGGCTTTGCCTTCAGCCACAGCCGCTGTATGGAGATCAAGGAGATTAATGCGGTCCGTTACGTTGCGCGTCGATAGCCAGCATTTGCTCGGCCCAGTCCATAACCTCGTCGTATTTCTCCTGGGTTGGCACTCTGGCTTTCTCTTTCTGCGGGAACTTGGCATTCATGGCGGCGCGGAAGCTGGTCATTGTCATGTTCCAGGCATCAGACTCGCTCATGCCGAGGTGAGCAACAGCGGTGTAGACGAATGACCGTACATCGAATTTGTCACTGTATTCGCCCTTCTTACCTTCGAACTCTTCCGGCGGCTGATCGCCCATTACGCCATGCAGAATCAGGTGGCGGGCAATCTGGATAACATCCTCGATCGGGATAGCCCCAGGCTTGAACAGCAGCCGCCCTGCCGCGTTCACCGAGTACGAACCAATCAACTCTGCAACATCACCCTCCGAGCAATGGCGGACTACGTTTGCCGCCGACGCTGCCATTTCAGCAAAGCATCGGGCATTGGCCGCCTTCAGGATTTGAGTATCGGAGATTCGGTGTTTCGGGTAATGCCCGGCATGAACCTTCACGAAAGCATCAACAATCTGTTCCGGCGACCCAATACGAGACATGGCGAGGAATGATGGGTTGAGGAATATCTCTTTGCCACTGGCGCGGACAACGGCCTGGCCGATATCGGTTATTGCTTTCATGAAACCTCTCAAAAAAAGGGGCCGAAGCCCCATGATATCACGCTGCGTTGACAACAACCGTAGCAGACCCGGACGTCACGCTGCCCGCTGTGGAGGAAGACACCTGACAACTGTATGATCCGGCATCACCGGCAGCCACGTTTGCTTTGTTGAATGTTGCTGATGTTGCGCCAGAGATGTCACTACCCCCCTTCTTCCACTGGTAAGTCAGTGCTGAATTGTCAGACACAGTCGCAGCCACCGACAGGTTCAGCGTATCGCCAACGGTCAGCGTGCGATTCTGTGGCTGGGTAGTGATGGTGATAGTTGCGCCAACGTCACGCACGTCAACCTGACCGGCACTGGACGCTTCAACAGACCAGGTGGCAACGTCGTCGTGCGGCGCCTCATCACCCCATGATGTCACCATGAACGGCCCTTCGGTGATATCGTTCGGAGAGATGATTTTGAACCACACATACGGCTGGTTGCTGGTCTCTGCTGGCGGGTTGTAGACGTGACGCTTAAGCGCGTTCTGCGCATAAACATCCTCTTTGCGGGTCACACCGTCACCAGAGAACGAAATGTTCTTGTAAGTAACGAGGTTCTCTTGCGTAAATGCAGCGCTCATGTCGCCGGTCGCATCTGCGGTTTCCCACTCTGCATTTACTGTTTTGCCGCGCATCATGCCGAGTCGGCGGTAAGCGCTGGCGGTGGGTTGTACTTCAGGGCATCCAATCGCGTAATAAACGACGACGTCGCGCCCGGTAAAAGCGCCCGATTCACACGCCATAGTGATTTATCTCCGTGTTATCTGGAAATGATGGTTTGAAAGGAAATGTCGAAGAGGTAACGACCTTCTTCGGTCTGGATGGCGGTGATGCCGCCTATTGGCTGCATCGAAATGATGCATTCGCTTTTGTAGTCGTCGATCATCGCCTGGCGGATGGCGTCGGCGCGATCTTCAATCTCGTTAATGTTGCTGTCGTTCTGGCCTGACAGGAGGAGGATGCGGAAATAATCGCGGGTTATCGCTTCTTCTGGCTTTCCGCCACCGCTCTGCTGGATGACAAGGTATCTTTCCCCCTCGGTATTCTCCAATTCATTCCAGAATCGCTTCTGGACGCGATAACCAACATCAAAGCCATGCGACTGCAACCACGCTCTCAGCGCGTCATACACTTCGCTACGCGTCATACTTTGTACCCTTGCTTGATGATGGCCTTAATCTCGTTGAGGCCGTCGCGCTCAAAGCCTTTGCGGAGGAAGTCCGGTTCGCCATCTGGATCCCAGTAATTTCCGCTGCCGTCTGGCCTTGGCTTGCCTTTCAGCTTGCCCCTTGCGGCATTAACTGCGGCGGCATAGTTAGCCGCATACCCCACCCGCCCAATCATTCCTGATGGCATTGGTTCGAGTTTTTTGTATTGGCTGTTGATGAGAACTGATGTTTTCGCAACCGGAGTAATCAACGCCGCATGGTTGGCCCCGGCATTCATGACTTCATAGAGAACCTTCTCCGTTCGGATGCCAGCGATATCACTCAGCACCTTGCGGGTGTTCATCTGAACACGCTTGATACCTTTAACGGGCATGATCCCCTCACGTCAGAATTTTGTAGTCTGGTTCTTCTTCGAAGAATGACATATCCCATTCCGTCACCGCTTTGATGATGTTTGCACCAGCTTTCAGCGGATCGGCCTGTGCCGTTGTATCACCTCTGGCGATATACCAGTCACGCTTCGGCATGGTCGCATCGATGCCATTGCGCTTCAGCTCAGTGAAGAAAATCAGGTTCGTGGTGAACTCTTTCCCACTGGCATCTACCGCAACTTCATTGTTTGCCGTCCAGGTGCAGTCAATCAGGTAGGGGGTTCCGGTTGTCCAGGTGCTGTTCCAGTCGTCGTAGACGCGCGGGTAAACAGTGGCAACATTGGTATAGCTCCATGCGGCTGTTTCAGACACCGTTATCCTCCCACCGGATCACCTCCGGATTCTCCGCCGCAACCTTCCGGCACAGCAGATACCAGTCACCGTTGCTTTTGACGTATCCGGTAACGCGCTTACCACTGTCGGTCATCACCCATACTTTGACAAAAGGCTCCGGCAGCCGCTTCTTAACCGATATCCACCCCATCACCGACCCCCGCCACACATGCATCCACCCCTTGCAATCCATATGCCAGCAAAAGCTGTATTGGTCGGGTCTGGAGGGATGAGGTCATTAGCGCAGCCGTGTTTATCAGTGACGCGCAACAGTGCCAGTGCCCCCTTCCATCGATCGGGAAACGACTGAAAACGGAATGAACGAGATGCACCATTAGGGCCAGTCTGCGAGCTGATATACTTGTCACCTTGCGCCAGGCCCATAAGCGCCAGCAGATAGAGTTGAATCAACAGCGAGGTCGATGCCGGATAATGCGCATCAAGACACTCCTGTATGCTGTTGGCCTGGTCGACGAGAGCCTGAAGAACAAAATCGGGAATGGAAACGCCCTGACTTTGCAAATACTCCTTCGCCTGTTCGAGAGTTACCATTATCGACTCCGTGAAATACCCCGCCGGAGCGGGGCATAAAAAAACCGCCTTAGCGGCGGCTGTTATTCAGCAGGGAAAAGCTTTTCGAGCTCGCCATCAGGCAACAGCTCACTGAGCTTTTCAGCGCCCAAATTGCCTTTGAACTCAATACCCAACTCAGTAAGGCGGCCCTGAATAATCTCTTTGCGAGATTTCTCACCGGTGCCGGCATCAGGCGTCGACGGAGTGAGTTCTCCGCCTGCCTCACCATTCATGAGACGGACGTTAGACTTCAGAGCCGGGTGCAGTTCTTTCAACTCCACCACCTGCCCTACCTTCACGCCGAACCACGGGCGCACAACTTCGTATTTAGCCATGATTGCTCCTTAAGCCAGGTTAGCGCCGTAGACCACACCGGACAGGCCTTCGCCGTCCTTCTTGATCTGCAAACCTTCTGCGGACATGATCTGGAAGTTGTAGTTGCTCTGCGGCATCAGGCGCGGGAGCGGTACAACGCCCACAGCCATACCTACCAGAGGAGAAATCACATCCTGTCGGCGCTCGTACGCCAGGAACTCGTTACCTTCCAGTGCATAGGTCATTTGGATAGACTTAGCAGGAATAAACTTGCTGATCGCATCCAGAACGGTTCCGCTAAGCAGCGCATTTGTGCCGGTGTTGATATCCACCAGATACGGCTTAGCCATGTTGGCCCAGACTTCAGGGCTCACCCACAGCTTGTCGTAAGCTGTAACCTTGTTACGGCGGGCAGTGAGGCCAAATGGACCTGTAGGGCCAAAGAATGCCAGTAGCTCAGCCGGTGTAGCGTTGGTGAGATTGATGTTGGCGCCGCCAGCGCCACTACCCAGGTTAATTTTCTGAGTGTTGCGATGGTTCTTCATGCCCTGAGCCGGCATACCTTCCACAACAATGCTTGGAGCGCCATTCAGGTAAAAGTCTACGCGCTTCTTGTGGAATTTACGCATCTTGGCCGACTGAGACTCCAGAGCCAGATCGATGCCGACAGTGCTCAGTCCGGCAGCATGGCGCCAGTTAACGCCGTAACCAGCAGTGAATACCGGGATCGGGTCGCCATCAGAACCAAACTCAGTATTATCGAAAGAGTAAGACGCCTGACCATCGATGCTGATAGACACATCATCCGCGATATCGCCGGAGACGTTATACAGCTTTGCAGTTTTTCCGATCGGCAGCACGGTCTGCACACCCATCAGGTCATTGACGATCTCCATGCCAATTTCCTGATCGCGCATCTGGATAATCTGGCGGTCAATTTCGGCCCAGAATTCACGTGTAAAGCCACCGATGGCATTCGCCGCCAGCATTTCATGCGTCATGCGCGTGCGGTACGCGTTGACCATCATGTCATGCTGGGCGTTATAAATGTCACGGTTGGCCCACAGCTCACTCCAGTGCCCTTGCAGTCGGCGGTTAGTAGCCAGTGATTCAGCGGTAAAATACATTATTATTCTCCTGATTAAGCGCCAGCATCTGCAGCGGCTACGGTACCGACGCGCATACGCACGCGGATGAAATCGGTAGTGCTGGCTGCGATGGTCGCATCGTCCTGGCTATAGCCAATCACCGAATCGGTGTCTGCAGTAGCTTTGGTAAATTGCCCATTACTACCCAGCTTGATTGGATCGTCTTTGGCATAAGTCCCCGCCACGCACAGCAGCGCCAGCTCGCGGCCCTCTTCTACGTAGTTACCCACTGCGGAGTCGCCGGCTGGCACTGCTTCAGTGATTTTGAGACCCTGATGATAGGCAACATCGATGATGTAGATACGACCAGCCAGCGCAGTTGCCTGCGCAAACTCATTGTCGTCATTGATGACTGCAGCGGTACCGGGCAGCAAGGCTGCGGCAGTAACGCGGGTTTCGGTCTTGTACAGAGACTGACCGTCGATATTAACGCGACGATAACGTGCCATTATTCTGGCTCCTTATTTGAAGTATTCGGCAGGGTTAGGTGCACCGGTTTCTTTCTGCTGCAGCGCATTGTTGGTGCCCAGCGGAGCAGCTTCTCCCAGCGTCTTGAACATCGCATCCAGCGCATCACCTGACAATGCATTAGCGACGATATCGCCATGTTTTGCGGCTACAGCTTCACGCTTTGCTTTCTCTTCGGCGCGTGAATTGGCAGTCAGGGTTTCCGAAAGTTGCTGCTGGTTCGCCTGTAGCGCATCAACCTTTTCCGCGAGAGGCTTAATAGCCGCTTCAGTATTGGTCGCAACAGCCTGGCCGATCATGCTGCCGATTTGTTCCAGTTCTTCTTTGGTTAAAGGCATGTCGCCCTCCGTTTTGTGGTTTGGTGCAGGCTGTTCCTGCGGTGTGAATAGAGCTTTGAATTTGTTAGCGACGACTGCCACCCATGACTCCTGGCGCGCTACTGCTGTGCCGGTATCGTCGAAGGTGATTACGCCGCCCTCTGATTTGTAGCCAAACACTTCAGCAGTGCCGCCGTTGCGGATGATTACCGCTTGCGAGTCAGTGAAGTCAGCCACCCAGGCGTATTCATCTGTCCCGGATGCAAACTTCGCTTTAGCTGCGCGATCGAGACGCTGCTCACGCTCCCGGTAGGATTCCCCCACCAATGCTCCTGAGTTAGCCTTTAGCGGTTGCGCAAGGTCAGCGTTAACCATCAGGCCCACGCCCTGCTCCGGCGTCGCCGCGCCAACCTCATGCAGCAGGATCGCGTCGTGGTCCATGCTGTGAATCTTCGCCACCCACTCGGCGCCCGTAGCTCTCTGTTGCTCGTTCGGCTCAAGCTGGTCGAGGAAAGCGGCCACGCTGGTATGAATGGGCGGTACGTCATCGCCACGCTCTATAGCTGCTACTCGCTCAAGCAGCTCTCGCCCGCCTTCTGACTCTTCAGCGCGGGCCACATCCACCCATTTCTCTACGTAGATCCGATTGCCGGACTTCTTAACGTTACGGTTCCACGCGCCTACGAATCCGGTGCAAAGCCCTTCAGGAGAGAATGCAGACACGAACTGGCCGTTAACCTGAGGATGCCCCAGAGGCGCAAGAGTGCCTTCCAGCCCCTGATAGTGCGCGTTGATTTCATCTTCTGTGTACAGCCCGCCATTCATGACGACGTTCGCCGGCAGCGTATAGCTCGGCAACACAAGATGCTCACGCCCGTTGTATGTTTCGCGCCGGATAGACTGGCTGTTAACCTTAGTGGTGATGTTGACCTGCATTGGCATGTGTTAACCCTTAGCCCATTGGTAGCCACGGGCTTTCATTGTGTTAAAGACTTTCTTAGCTTTTTCGACGATGGATTCGCTTATAGGATTGCCACTTTCATCGACCATAACGGCGATCGTGGAGCATTTGCAGTTCACACTGTTTGCGTCCTTAGCCCACCACTCCCGCTGTTCTTCTGCGGTGTACAGGTGGGCGTGGCGCGCGGCATGCGTGCTACGGGTCGTAGGACTGAGTGCTGAAATGTGCATCTGCTTTGTACGGATGCCATATCGTTCTCTGGCTTCGTCGTCTTCGTCCAGGCGCGCACGGCGCAGCGCGGTGGTAATCTCCGTCCTGGCAATACGATTAGCCCGGCGAGACTCAATCCCCGTCTGCTCAGTAAGGCGCTTAGCTATCTCCAGTGGATTTTGTCCGCGCCCAAGTCCATCGGTCAGTATCCGCGCCATATCCGCTTTCACACTGGCGCTGAGGTTCTTCATTTCCTCGAAGGTACGAGCGCGAACAAGAATCAGCCTACGTCGGTACGGTTCGCTGAGAAGGATTGTCGATACGCTTTCCTGTCCGGCAGCGTACACGGCTGATTGCTGAGCCAGATTGGCAAACTCCTGCGCCGTGCCGCGCTGATACGCCGGGTTGACGTAATCAGCCCAGAACCAGAATCCTGTCTCGTTATCTGCGCCCAAAATCTCATCCACCAGCAATGAGGCATTGCTGAGTAGCATTGATAACTGTGTGGAATCGAGGTCGAAGGTATAACGCTGGTTTACTGATGGTGATGCAGGAATGCGGTCGAGAATGTCCTTGTAGGCTTTGCCAATGCGTTTCATTCGCCTGGCGAACTCGTTCATTGCTCCGCGCTCAAGGCGGTCAGCGCCTGTCGGATCTTTAAGGTTTCCGGGTAGTATCGGTGACTTCGCTTTCTTCTTCGTCATCATCTACCTCTGGAAGTGGCTCAGGAGATCCCTCATACCCAGCCACTGTACGGATTTCTTCTCCCGTAAATGGCTGCTCGCCAGTAGCGATTGAAGCACTATTGATCTGCGCCATCTTGATGGCTGCATCAAGTTTCTCGGAGTCGCTTTGCGCGCTCAGGTCATCCCAAACGACTGCCTTCTGGACCACAGCATCGATAACCTGCAGCTCAATGAGCTTGTCGCAGAAGTCCTCTATTTCGAAGGACAATTCCCCCCTGCGAGACTGACAGCGGGCATTGAAATATTTCTGGTCTTCAGTACTGGAGCGCTCGGCCTGTTGGTTTCCGACCAGGATTCGCGTCGGAATATCCACCCCGGCAGCAGCAGTTTGCAGGTTTACGTTGTACGTCGGCGAAGGGTCAGACACCGGTGAAACCAAGGATGTTACGCTTGCCCCCTGGAACGAAAGCAGCACATCATTGCCGCGATTCATCTCGCGAGCAGCGTCATTAAATTTATCCTGCAACTCATCTACTTTAACGCCGTACATAGATGCAATGCTGCCAAAGTCGATTTCCTTGTCGAAACTAAGTGCTAACTGGCGAGCGGCGTTCTTCAGGAATGACTCACCAGACCCGCCCTCTACCTTCTCCAGGCTCACAAAGGCGTTATAAGCTGGCTCAAGGAAGCCAATAGCATCGTCTGAGTAATCACCAAGGATGAAAACGCGATCGGGGTGGATATTGACGCGGCGACTTGAACCATTCGGCAAGCGTTCGGCGTACTGCCACATTTTCGGCTGACCGTAAGTCTTCGAGTTCAGCCCAGTGTCCCACTCGCTCACCGTAAGCGATCCGGCCCACGCCACTGATATTTTCTGAAGACCTCGCCCTTTGGTTACCGGAAGGTTCCAGTCTTTTCCATCGCGGACGTGCAGAAGTATTCCTGCATAACGACCGACAAGGCGACGACGATCCGCCTCGGCAAATGAGCGCCAGAACCGGTTGTTGAATACCTGCTTTGACTTGTTTTCCCAGGCGGTTTCGTTTTCGCTCTCGTCGGCATCGTCACCCTCGATGATTTCCGGGTTAGTCTGCCAGCACTTGCCCACCAGTTTCTCTACTGCGCCGTGAGCGATACCACCGCGACGGTACAGTGCGTAGAGGTTTTCGTAGGTTACCTGCTCAGGGAAGCCATATTCGCACCATGCGGAATGGCGCTTATTATCCAGCCCCATTGTTGGCGCCATAAGCCCCATACGGGCCCGCGCCATCCGCGCATCGTTCAACGCATGGTTGACGGCGAGAGTTAATTTGTCAGTCATGGTTTGTCCGTTTGGTTAGCGAAGGCGTTTTGGAATCATCATCCCCACAGGTTGCGATCCATTCAGTTCTGTCAGGGCGTAAACCATCGCGTCGAGGCGGTCAGGTGATTTCTTTGCAGTGGCGGGTATGTATTCCATCAGCTGGTTCTCCAACACGTAGAGATTGCCGTGATTTGCCACTCGCCCCTGTTCGTAGAGCGCCGATATCGGCTCCGCGCGGGCATACTTACCTTTGCTGGCATGTACACGAATGATGCGACCTTTGAACCCGGCGTTGCGGAGTGTCTCCTCCGCCATGTCTCCACCCTGGTTCGTCTCAATGACTATCGCGTCAGCTTCGTGTTGCTCATAGGCTGATATGGCTTTCTTGGCCCATCCAGCAGGTGAATATTTGCCGCTGTAATCACCATCCACAGAGAACTGCTTTTTGTCACCGGCACCATATGAGCTGGCAGCGACAATGCCTGTTTCATCGCTTTCGTCGCTGTTTGTTGCCTGCGGGTCAATGGCTACGACAGTGCGAACTTTGTCGTAATGAATTTGCAGCTCGCGTGCTGCGCTGATCATCACTTCTGTCCACAGCGCGCCCTCAGCATTAAACCGTCGAGGCTTCTGCATATACTGGGCTTCGGCAGTGCGCCGGTGAGAAAACAGCGATACGCGGTGCGATTCATTATGCTTAAAAGGCCACAGCCAGCCGTCAGGTAAGCCATGGTCAATCGGTCTAGCGTGTGAGTTTTCAGGGTACTGCGCTGCGTATGGCTGACTATTGTCGATAATCACCGGCAGATTCAGGTGATGCCATTTCTCTCCACTCCCGCCACGCAGCAGATAGCCGCTCAGGTCGTGGTAATGGATCCGCTGCATGATGACAATCATCGGCGTCGTCTCGATCGCCAGTCGTGATTTAATTGTCTCGTTAAAGCGGTTGTTTACCACGTCGCGGACGATCTCTGAGTAAGCGTCATCTGGCTTAACCGGGTCATCGATAATCAGCGCGCCCTGCCAGCCCGGTTCCATGTGTCCGGCACGAAAGCCGGTAACCTGTCCAGCAGCTGACGACGCATAAACGCCGCCGCCGTGCTCAGTCCACCACATGGCCTTGCTGTCAGCATCATCGCGCAGCGCCATCGGCCACATGGATTGGTATGCCTGCGACTTAATCATGCCGCGCGCTGTGGATGAGTTCAGCAGCGCCAGATTATGCGAATAGGACAGGTGCATGAAACGGGCCCGGCAGTTCAGCGCCAGCCCTCGGCCCATCATATTGATGGTCGCCAGTTCCGTTTTCGTGTAGCCAGGCGGAACATTAATGATCAGGCGTTGAATCTCACCATCAATGACGCGGTCCAGCGTTTGCTGAATCACCTTATGGTGAGGCGCGACAATCATCTTTCCGCCGGTGCGCTGCTTAAAGAAGTAACGAGCGTAATAGAGCCCATCCTCTTCGCATTCAACCTTACGGGCAAATGCCCTTTGCTCAGCAGTCGTCATCCTCCATCATCTCCTGCCGTGCGGATTTGTATTCCTCTTTGCTCATGGTGATCGTCTGGATGGCGCCACCATTCGGGCCGGAATGTTCAAACTTGTGCTTATTGGTGTAGGCATCGCCGCACTCCTTCGCCGCCTGCTCAATGATTTCGGTCGCCAGAGCAATGTTTCGCATCTTCTCGGCGTTATTCATCATCCGGTCAAGCGCGCGGAGACGATAAGCTTTGTTGGCGATCGGGATGTCAGATATTTCGGTCTGGAATCGGGCGCGGGTGCTATCGAATAAGTCTATCCACTTCTGGCTAAGCTTCGCTGCCATCGCATTACCAGGACTATATTGGGATACTTGCTGGCGTGATACCTCAACGTTGAATTCAGCCTTTACAAGCTCAATGACTTTCGTGGGCGGCTCGAAGCACGCCAGAGACTGAACAATGAAGGCTTTAACCTCTGTCGTTAATGCTGCCACAGGCTACCTCCATGACAATCTGAATAAAGCGTTATGCCAGCTTCATGAGGCATGTGCCGCATGCCCTGGCTATGTTAATTTTCGCCACTTCGGCGGGGTTGTTTGCAGCGTCTACCAATTCCTGTACATCGGCGCTTGCGCCGTATCTGCGAACCACGCCGATAAACTCTTCGACGTCGTGCCCGCGCATACAGAGTTTTGGCAAACCACTTTCTCTGTAGAACTTGGGAGCGCCGAACTCATCAACCTCATGGGCGATATGGTAAAGCTCATGTTCAATCAGCGCGCAGAATTCAAGATCGGAGCACTGAAGGCAGAAGTCTGCGGCAAGGGTAATGATGTAATCCGGCTTATGCCCGAACCATTCATACATCTGCTGCTCCATGCGGGATTTTTGCCATCCACCGGCACGAAACATCACTTCTTCAGCCTGTCCGAGAACAATGCGCCCTTTCTTAGAGAAGGAATGCGCAGCCCAAAGGAAGCCAATATCAGCATCGGCGAGATGAATATGGTCGTGGTTATGTAGGTGGCCTGATTCGGAAATGATGTTCGATTGCACCCACTGCCACACGCCAGTAGCTGGGATTAGCTTATTGTATGGCGCGAACTCTTCGACGAATGCTGAATTCGGCAGTGGCCTTTTCTCCTCGTCGTTTACCATGGGTTACTCCGTTACTTCTTCTACTGGCTGTTCGGCCTGCTCTGTCGGCACGGGCGTGAACCCCACTCGCTTTACATCGGCAGGAGCGAAATACAACCACTGCCCCGACTCCGTCGCCAGCGGCACAAAGCCGTTAACTAACTCAGGCTGACGTCGTGACATTTTGCCCGTGAAGGTTTCGCCTGTTTGGGTGGTTAGCGTGATTTGGTAGATGTCTGACATGATTACCTCTTTGCCTTGTCGCAGCTGTTGCCCTGCTTCTCAGAAGTGCTTAGCCACTTACGGCTTACCCGTCAGCAAGATGTGATCACCATCCTTGCTGGGTTACACAGATCATTATCGAAGCCCCTCAGTGAAGGGCTTCTGTAATGCCGCTATTTGCCGACGCAATTCTGCGTTGGCTACCCTGCTTTCGCTTCCATCAGCGTGATCATGTCAGGGTCCATCTGGCTGACGATCCGCTCACGAGCGCAATTCAGAAGCTTCTTACGACCACCGACTCCCCACTTATTCATTGCCCGGGCGCAGTCGCTCACTTCTTTGGTCTCATTGGCGATCAGCAGGTCGAGGCGATTGAGCCGGTTCATATTGCTAAGCCCATTAAGCACAGCCTCGCGGAATGTTTCATAAACGCGGATTTCAAATTCAGGCCTAATCCATGCCGCATAGCGAATAGCTAACAACTCGGCAGCCCAGACGCCTTGGTTAACACCACCATTCACAATGTTAAGTGATTGATTTTCTTCCAGACGACATTTTTGTCCTCTGGAATCCAGTGCAGAAACAAAGCGCTTTACCGCCGCACTTCGTATGAATTTATTCGGCCTCTGTGATTCTGTCGCCTCACCATTGGCAACGGCTGCCGCATGCAGATCGTTCAGGTTATATCTCCCTGCGGAGTCAACCCGGACAGAAATGCCGTAGACATTCACGGTTTGTTTTGTCATGTCGGTAATTACCTTTTAGTGATGAACCTTGTCTCACAGGAAATCCGGCCCTCAGAGGCTCCGACAGCCAGCCGGCATCCTCAAGGGTCATCCTGAAAGGTTCTGAGTGGTGAAGTGCGCGTGAGATGCGCGGTGAAATTCGGATACAAAAAAGCCCCGCGGATGCGAGGCTGTTATTTGAGGCACTGCTCTTTGATGTAGTCCTGCATGCCGCGAATCATTTTGTTAACGGTTTCGATTCCGTCCCGGTGATCGAAATAATTCCGTCGAGCGTCTGGAGTAAGTTCGGGGGCTCCTGCATCATCCACGCCGGTGGCGGAGGTGGCTTTGGACATTCCAGGGCAGGTTGCGGCGATGCGCAGCCGTTTAGCGCCAGAATCGACATCCCGACGCAAATCGTTAATGGTTTTTTTCGCATCGGACAATTCCTTCGTGTATTTGGCATCCAGCGCAGCGACATCACGCTGGCGGGTCTGCATGTCTTTGATGGTGTCGTTAGCCAGGCGGAGACTTTTGGTGGCTTTGTCGCGCTGGTCTTTATAGGTGATGGCGTTGTCGCGGTAGTGGTTAACGAAGAACGCCAGCACGCCGATTACCGACACCACAATCAGTTGCAGCCAGCAACGCTTAACCAGCGCGCCAATCATGATAGGAACAGAGCCCGCTCTGCCTCCCGCCGACGTGTCAGCCCGTTCAGGACCTTACCACCCGCTTTATTCCAGCGCAGGAACTCATCGGCAGCACCAGCGTAATCACCGGCGTTGAGTTTTCGCAGGAGAGTCGATGTCGACAGTGACCGGGCGCCGAGGTTATACGTAAACGACACCAGGGCGTCGAATTGCTCTTGAGTCAGGCCGACTTTAACCAGTCGTGACACGTCGCCTTCATAGCTGACCAGTCCAGTTTTCAGCAGGCGTTCTGCCGTTTCCTGCTTGATAGTCATCCCGGCGCGGATTGGTTTGCCGTCGACGGGCTGAGTCCAGCCATAACCGATCGTCCAGACTCCGACGCTGTCCTGGTAGGCGGTGAGCTTGCAGCCCTCAAACTCTTTTATCAGGGCAATGCCTTTATCACTGGTTTGCATTCTTCATCCCCGTCAGGCGCTCCCAGAAGTACGTCAGTGCTACGGAGCCCATCGCCCCGCTAATGCCAGACGTAACCAGAATCATGTAAAGACTTAGCCCACTTTCAACGCTGATCAGGCCACCAATGAGCCCGGTAAAGCCGGACACTGCAATTTGCGCCAGCGCGTTGATCCAGCTCCAGGTAGCTTTGTTCTGCTTAACGTCAATAAGGTATCTGACCAGACCGCCCCAGCATGACAGAGCAAGGACTATCAGCCATGACACTCCGGCAATGCTTTCTTTATCTTGCATACGTTTAGCCATATCACCTCCGAAAGAACGGGGTGCTGTTTGTGTAGTGGGGAAAGGCCGTCAGACACGATAGCTACGTGGCATCTGGAATTGATTGTCTGCGGCCTGGAATAAAAAACCTGGCGACAAGCCAGGAAGATGAGGGTAAGGCAATGTCGGCTCTCTGGCCGAAGGATCCCAGGTAGTGGGTTCTGTGTGCGGCGTACCGCAAATAAAAAAGCCCCGCACGATGGCGAGGCTTGGCATTCATTCATGTCACACACAACAACGGCAACATATACGATTTATTCTGCTCATTTGTTCATTGAAAAGCAAGCGCGTTATGAGGCTTTTTTGCAATTTTCCTCACATTTTCGCGATTGTTAAACGCATTTTGCAGCGGTTGGTACAAACAGAACAGTGAGGCATTGATGATTTGCTTCACCTCTCTACGGATTGTCGAGATGCTTGGGTGTTTATACTGATTGCCGCCACGCGTCTTCATCAGGCGAGGCTTACTTACTGCATGCTGCCATGATGCAATTCGGATCTCGCTGGAGTTGCAGACGTAGTAGGCGAAGATAACCCGCCAGGCATTTTCATCCACATTCTTCAGGTAGTGGCGAATGACAGCATCAATGAGCATCCCGTCATCATCACTACATACCTGCCGTGATGCTTGCTGGGGCTCGACGGTAGCCATGAATCTGGCAATCATGTTGATCATCGCTTTATCAATCTTGCCGGTCTGGCACCATGCGCCCCACAACTGGAGCCACTGGTCTACCCATTGATGCTGGTCGTTGGTTAATTCCAGTTTCATTATGCGGCTTCCTTCTGTGGCTGGTTGGTTTTGGTCTGGCTGTGCTTTGCTACTGGCGGCATGCTGGCGCGCTTAACGCTCTCAACCTGGTATCGGGTTATCTCGTCTCTGGTCACGGCGCGCACTCCCCAATAATGATCTGCCCCTTCTCTCCCCAAAGTTTTGTAACCCGGCCATCCCAGACGCGGCTGTCGTCGTCGAAAATGGCATCGAGTAGCGCCTTTTCCAGGTTGTCTTTATCCGGTTTCTGCTGATGAGCCTGGCCGTTAAGTTGCGCACGCTTCTTCTGGCTCCAGCTTTTTGGCATGGGAATGATGAAGGTGATGTGATAACCGGATTCAGGAATGTTGATTCCAAGCAGGCGCACTTCGGCTTTGAAAGCCCAATATGCCGCCGTCGCAGGTCTTTTATGCCAGCGATCTCTCTGTGTCATGCGCGGCTTACTGACCGGCGTGATATCGTAAATATTCATACCTTCACAAGCCCCTCTTTCAGCCAGATAACCTGCGTGCGGGCCATGCCTTCCAGCGCGCACTCCTTTGCATATTCCGCATCGACCAGACGGGTTCGGCGATCAATCTCGTCGTGGCAACTGCTGCATGCGATGGTGGCGATCAGGTCAGGCGGCTTGATTCCGGTGCCGCAGAGACCAGCAAGACGAATGTGAGCCAGCACTGAGGTTTCAGGATTGCCGTTGCATACGCCGTGGATCCGCACCTGACATTCGCGGCCGCGTGCCGCTTTGCATAAATTAGCCATGCGTTCTCCTCGCCGCGAGACGCAGCCATTTCTGATCCACCAGGCGGGCGGTGTAGCCTTTCAGGGTCGGGATGTCGGACGGCTTAACCGCTGGCTTACGCTGGCGGCGCGCCGGAACGCGGAAGATGTGATTTGTGATGACGCGTGCGAGAGGATTATCCACGGGAAGCCCTCCACTCTTGCGCCCAGGCGATGCGCTTACTGGATGCTTCTGAGAACTTCACGCCGCGGTCGGTACCGAACCAGTAAATCGCCTCAATGACGTCGACCATGTAGCGCTTGCTGGATTTGGATGTGCGGACGCCGAAATAAACGCGGCCGCCGTTGATGCCCGGCGCGGATTTCTGTTCCTGGTCCTGAGTCTGGTTTACGAGAACGGTGATAAGGTCCTTCCACTCTTCGCGGGTCAGCTTTTCGCCGTGCCAGATCACCTGGTCAGACAGGTCTTTCAGCAGCGGCCACATCAGACGATTTTGTTTGTCTGTGCGGGTTTCTTCCCGGGCCTCGACCACCATCGGCGCGCGAGGGTTTACTGGCAGGGTGCGGATGTATTCAATGAGGTTGTGTTTAACGGTGTCGTTAACGATGCAGTAGTGCTGCTTCATACGCCACCTCCAAGAGGTAGCGCAGAACGCAGAAAATCGCAGGTGCATTTCTGCATCTGTGACAAGGTGAGCAGTTCAGATTGTGGTCGCATTTAAGTCCCCTTAAATGCGCAGAAGTCACCGTCGGGCGTTCAACTCCGACGACAGTTAAATTATGGCTGGTTGATTATGGAAAATCAACATAAGAGAAAGGCCTTCGAAGAGGCCATTGGTGTCTTGATGCTGTTTTATAAATCTCTACCCGCCGGGATGATTCACAAAATACATTTGCAATTAGTACTTCAGGGAAGACTGGATTTGATCTAGCTTGTTAAACAATCCGTAGATTATGATATCGGGATAAAAAACAGAAGGGATGGCCTGGTTATGAATAATGGGGTGTTTACTACCGTCATTACTGGTGTTTCAGTATTTGTGTTGGGTCAGATATTTGTAAAATCCATGCTTGATCCTTACCTTTCATTCAAGGAACATTTGGGGATGGTTTCGGCCATTCTCCTGCGTGAGCAAAATAAAATCCTCAACATCAATGCGAAAAGCGAAGTAATAAACGAAATCAAACAGGCGTCAGCTTTGCTGTTGTCAAAATCTAATGCCATACCCTTGTATGGAATGTTGGCTACTTTACGTCTCCTTCCTCGATACAAAGATGTCCTTAAGGCCTCGTGGAATCTGAATCTTATTGCGTCTATTTTAGAAGAAGGAAGAAACACCACCCCCAAAGAAACTTATACAACTATTTCTAATTCTCTCAATGCGGTAGGCAGTAAGTTAGGGGTGGTTGTTACATACAGACCATCTTAGATCAGCAAATAATATCTTCCTGCTGCGGTGCTGCTGGCAGCGGCATCCAGTGGGTGATTTCACTGCTCTGAAACTGAGCTTGAAGATCGCTTTTAATGAACCACACAGGCCCTTGCCGTTTGCTTTCGCTCCACCACCCCCAATAGTTTCCGTCTTCCTCAGGCATCCGCTCGCTTACAGGAATCCAACCATCCGGAATCACCGGAGAGTCGCCGTCTTGCGCCGGAGCGATGTAGTTTTGCTCCGGACAGCAATCGGATTGCGCTGGAGAGTTACCATTCTGAAGCATGGCTTCTTGAAAGCGTCCAAGCTCCACGTACTCCTGACATGACCACCCGCCATCAATAAAATCGCGAGCTTCAACAGCATCGAAAGTGAACGATGTTTCACCGCCGGTTGGCGAGGTTAGGCCGTACAGGTCTGCTACCGGCTTAAACTGTGTGGCTGGAATATTTTCCGGAATATTTTGCGGTTCGTTTTGTGGTCGATCGGCACCCTGAAGCATGGCGGCGCGGCAGGCGTTCCAGCCGACAGCTTTTCCGTGTTCAAACGCGCTGTCAAAGTCATCATCCATTTCCATCGCAGCGGGCACAGATACCGGCGCTGGCGGGGCGGTGTATAACCGAGTGCCATCTTTGAAATTCTCCCAATCAGCCTGTCCATCATCGGCTATGCACACCACCTTCGCATCCGGGTGGCATCCGCAATCGTCATACTCACCGAGGACAACCTCGCCAACAGCCTCCGCTTCGAGCGATGCCAGCGCAATCTTCATCGCAGCGAGCGCCTTGGCAGCATCTTCGTTTACTGCACCTGGCGTCGCATCGCGCTCTTCTTCAAGCTCCGCGATGGTCTTCAATAGCCATTCTTTGGTAAGGGTAATCATGATGTTTCTCCTTCCAGATAATTCCCGTACCACCAACCATCAGCGCTCCTTTCCAGCTCGATGAATGTTTTTCCGAGTCCTGAGGGTATAACCGCATCTCCTAACTTCTTAGTTACTGAGAAAGCTCCCCCACTTACACCCGACATCTTTGCCCCCTTCTCATCGGGAGTTGGTTTTACTCTGATCTGCCTGGTATCCTCATCAATCTCAACAAAAATAAATCGATTATTCTCCCGGATATCCACGCCGACATAGCACTGAACAGAGCCTGACTTTGAATATTTAACAGAGATACCAGCAGTGTCACGCTTGCGACCTCTGCCACCAGTTACGATCGATACAAAAGCCATATCACTCTCCCTTACCGGCTGCGGCCAGCACCGACTTAGACTCATCAATGTTCCACTGCGCGTCACCACAACACAGAATCCCGTTTGATGCTTCGTGGCCAAACGCCTCTGTATGCTCGATAAAACCGTGCGCGCACTGGAGATGGTGTGATAACTCAGCAATCCGCTTCTCTGCTGCGTCCCTCTCTACGCGCAACCGACCAACCGTAAGCATCAAGCCTTCATTTTCTGCATCACGGTCTTTGGCGTATTTGTGCATAGCTTCCAGCTCATCCAACAGCGCCAAAATATTGGCTGGACAAAATAAAGCGATTGCCTTTGCCGTTTTGGTATCAACCAGTTCAGAAGCGACCGGCTGATAACTCACACAACCATGCCCCTTTGCCACACTGCCTTTAACAATCACCTCAACGCCGCTAAAGCCATTGCGTGTTTGCCATTGCTCGCAGTTAAGCTTTAGCGCAGCCGATTTCAGCTTTTCCATAAGTTTGTCGATGTTGCTCATTGGGCGGCCTCCAGTGAATCGGGTAACTTCGTGTAGTGAGTTACGCCGCGCAGAGAGTTAATCGACCGGGAATGGTCAGCCAACCAGATTCTGTGGATGTTGGTATCGCTGCCTGCGCAGAAGTTGTGTTCCATCCACTGAGCAGAGCAATATCGCGGCCCGACGTCGGTTTCGTAACGCACCCAGTAACGACCAAATTCCGCTGGCTCGTTACCTTCAATCCAAACCTGCGCCCGCACTTCAGCCAGGAAAGCGTCGGTGGCTGGACATTCCTTCCTGATAGCCACCTCGGCCTCTTTTCTGGTAAGAAATCCACTATTCCCGCCATTGCTGACCATATTGCTTTCGAACCATTCATGCAGTTCACCAACGGAAATATCATCCGGTATTGCAGCCCCGGCCTCGTCGGTGGTACCTTCCAGCCATTCTCGAGCTGCAGCTTGATATCCATGGGAAAGACATACCAGAGCCGCCTGAGCACCAAGCATCGTTTTGTGGAACATCCATGAAGTATTTAGTTCACGAGATGCTCCGTTTAGCAGATACGCATTCTCCGCCGCCAGCGCCGCGAATGTGGTTTCAACCACGTTAAGCAAAGTCGTAACCTCTTCAGGCGACATGTGCTCACCACATTCGGCATTCACCCTGGCATTTTTAATCAGATCTTCGTATTTGTTGCTCATACCCCTGCCCTCCCCCAAACCATCAATACTCGCTTCATAGCCGGGCTTTTCCGGCACTCCTGAAATATTCCGTTTGTGCAGCTGCGCGCGGTACCGTCCTGTTCTTCCAGCGTAGCCAGGCGATAAGTCACCGTTCGCCAGACCTTGCTCACGCGCACAATCTTGCGGGCCCGCTCCAGATCGATAGCGTTCTTCGTGATGCAGTTGATGGTCATGCCGCACTCTGTGGCCACATCCTTCGCGGTGAAGGTCCGGTGCGTTTCGAGATAACGCAGAATTGCCTGCTTGCCTTTCATTGAATAAGCCCTCTCTCTTTCCCGCGCTGATACTCTTCCCAAAGCCATTGGGCCGGGGTGAGAGCGCCGAGAGTCGCCGCATTTGGCATGCACCCGAAGCTTTTTCCTTCCGGGTGATAACCGGCCTGACGGCTCACGTGATTTGTCGGGATCACTTCATCAGAATTCTCGAGCGCCAGGACGGGGGATGGTATTTTTTCCCCACCAGCAACTTTCAGCGCCCATTCCTCAAGTTTTTTTGACGCGTATTTTTCAGTTTCAGCCTCGCTCAGCTGGCGCTGGTACATCGCTCTGCGCGTATCGGTCACAATCCAGTACATGACGTCATGAGACCACGGGAAAGCTTCTGCTCCGCCGGTATGCAGCCCTTTTTCGCGGCTATACCGATGGAACTCATTCATCACATCAGCCAGGCCAATGCCAAGTACCGTGCCGCTATCCTTGCACCATTTGATGAATTGCCCCGGAGAAGGCCAGAAGGGTGATTCACTGGCGCGGGCATGCCGTACACCTGCGGAAAGTTGTTCGCGGGTGCGGATCCCATTCTCTGAAAACGCTGCGATCCACTGACGCTTTGCCGTTTTCTCGTCTGCGTCAGTTTTCAGGTTTGTCTGCGTAGACGCAGGGAAAATCTGCTTCAGCTGCCGAAATAGAGAATCAACAAGCCCCTCAGCCTCAGGGTTGATAACCTTCTGCTGGTCGGTACTTCCGTTCGCCATTCTGGAAAGTAGCGCACCATCACGGCCGTTTACGGCTTGCATAATCTGATTGTTCACAGGAAGTCCTCCCATCCCTCGCGGCTGTTCCAGTGAGGCGTTTCCTGCTCGGCACGACTACGCTTAGCCAGCGGGTTAACCCTGGCATTCCGGATCCAGACTCTGAAAGCCGAATTCCAGTCGATTAGCTGCGTGCCGCGGGAAAGGTGATAGTCCCGGAAGTTCAGCAGCTCAGTTTCAATGCTCACCCCCTTCTCGGCAGCCATAGCAATGTGATCTGCCGACGGCTTAAACAGGGGCGGGAATGGAATCTCCCCGTTTGGTGAAATCCCGATCCGCCGCTTAGCGGCTTCGCTCATAAAACCATCGCGCCCAGAGAGAGAGTTAGGTTCAGTGACTGGTTCAAAAGAGTGACTGGTTCTGGTGCCATCTGGTGGCACAGGGGGTGTGCAATCAGATGGCATAGGGTGTGCTTCTTCGTGGCATACCCCTGTGCAATTTAATGGCATAGGGGTGGCATCTAATTTCAGGTAATACACATTTGACGTGTTACCTTTTCCGTTGTTGACGCCAACACGGTTCTCACGCCTGATAAGCCCCATTTCTTCAAGCGCATCAATATGGTTACGAACAGCCGTTCTGCTGCATTCGCATTGGTCGGCGATATGTTGATACGAAGGCCAGCATTCGCCTTTATCGTTGGCGTTATCGGCCAACTTAATCAGGACGAGCTTACGCAGTGAGTTTCCCACTTTGACCCCCATTGCTTTCGCCATAAGTGACATGCTCACGTGCTACCTCCGGTTTGTTTACTCTCTTCGATTTACTTGGCATAATTGCCTCGCAATTGACTGACGTTTATTGCACCTGAAAGCCGTTGGTGTTAGCGCACCGCGGCTTTCGCCATTTCTGTAGTTCTCACATAACCCCCAGCATCGACGTAACCATCGTCATCAGCGGCCCTACCTGCTCCGGCATGAGGCGGAACAGCGACGCTATACCCTCGCTTACCTCTTTCAGCTTTTGATGCTCTGGAGCGTCCAGCAGCACGGCCTGTTTAGCCTCTGCGAGTTCTTTCTCGGCTTCAGCCAGACGAGACATTTTGCAATCGGCACCGATCAGGCGAGTGCGATACTCAACCGGCAGCACGGCCATGATTGCCGGCGCCAGCTGGCGAATGTTGTTGGCGGCGTATTCGGTATCGCCGTCGATCCAGCGGAATACCTTCTGCATCTGGCGGTGCGAGTCGGTCGGGATATCCAGACCGGTTCCGCCGGTTGCCCGCCACTCTTCCACAATCAGCGCTGCGACAAATTCACGGCTACGGCAATTAGCTGCCCAGGCCCGAACTGCCGCGCGGATCCCATCGATGTTTAACGCCTTGGAATCAGGTTCCCGGCGATTCTGGTAAATCATCGCCGTTGACGAAAATTTGTTACCTTGTTGATACGCAAGTGAATGCATTGCTTTCCCTTTCGTGATTAGGGCCGCCGTTAAGCGGCATGGTTCTCTGGGTGTGGAAACAGGTCGGGAAGATCAGGTCGAATTTCGTGTGCCTTAATCTCGCCACCAGTAGCGTTTACGATGGCTGTTACTTTTTCCGGAGATACGGAACCACCGTTAAGCCACTTGTGAACCGCTGGCTGGCTAACGCCGCAAATATCTGCGAGTCGCTTCTGGCTGCCAACGATTTCTAAAGCTCGTTGAATAACTTTGTTCATGGATTTTACCTATCCGATTACTGGATTAATGAAAAGATAACCCAAGTTATGGGTATTGTCCATAACCTTTGTTATTTTACTCTACATAACCTCGGTTATATATTGATAAGATGAAAACATTTGCAGAACGACTGAACGCGGCTATGTCGGCCGCTGACATATCTCAAGGACAGTTGGCTGATAAAGTCGGTATATCCCAGCCTGCAATTCAAAAGATGACGTCAGGTAAAACGAGCGGCAGCCGTAAGATGGTCGAGCTAGCTCATGCTCTGGGTGTAAGGCCGGAATGGCTTAGTTCTGGAGTGGGGGAAATGCGGATTGATGGTAATGTGCCATCGGCGGCCCAACCGGTCTCGGAAACAATTGATGTCTTTCGGGTTGATGTTTTAGACCTGAAAGTAAGCGCTGGTCCGGGGTCTTTTATGATTTCTGAATTTGTTGAGGTCCTGCATGCTATTGAGTTCACAACTGAGCATGCCAGATCTCTTTTCGGGAACCGCACTCAAAATGATGTGAAGGTGATGACCGTAGACGGTGACAGCATGTGCCCAACGATTCAGTCGGGAGATCGCCTGTTCTTTGACGTTTCGGTGAGGAACTTCAAGGTTGACGGAGTATACGCATTTGTCTTCGGGCAGCACTTCCATGTCAAGCGCCTGCAGATGCAGGGCCTGCAGTTAGCCGTGCTTTCAGATAATCCGGCTTACAAAGATTGGTATGTGACAGAAGAAAATCAGGACCAGCTATACATCATGGGTAAAGCGCTTATTCACGAATCGATAGCTTACAACAAACTGTAGCAGTGGCCGGAAGAGACTTTTGGTTAGAGACGAAGCTGCGGCTGGTTTAAGCTGGCACATAACTTCAATTAAAATAATAGGTGAAAAAAATGAGTCATCCTGTTGCTTTGAATCAATTCGATTTTAACGGTAATGCCGTAAGGACTATGACCGACGATGATTCAGAAGTGTGGTTTGTAGCTAAGGACGTTGCAGATATTCTTGGATATGCAGAAACCAGCAATATGACAGAAAGGCTGGATGATGATGAGAAGAGAAAACAGACCCTGCAAAATGGGCGAAACTATACAAATCAGACACTTATTAATGAGTCTGGGTTGTATAATGCCGTCATGGGGTCGCAGAAGGTAGAAGCAAAGCATTTTAAAAAATGGGTTACTTCAGAGGTGCTTCCATCTATCCGCAAAACAGGCGGCTATAAGATGGTTCCACAAACCTACGCTGATGCTCTTCGCCAACTTGCCGACCAGGCGGAAGCAGCAGAGCGTGCTCAGATGATGCTGGAAAAGAAAGATGGTCAGTTTAAATCTGTACGCGGCGCTTTCGGAAACCACGTCATGCAACATAACAAATACGTCCACAGTAAAGGCGAGGGGTTTAGGCATGCCACGATTGCGCATGTAAAGAGCGTAATTCCAGGAAAATATAGCTGGAAGACGTTGGCAAACTACTGCAGTTACCACAACTTATCCGTAGAAATCCTTACTCCGCATTATGAGTCAGTACCGTTGAACTCCTATCCTGCAGAGGCGTGGATGGCGGTGTATAACATAGACATATCGCAATTCTAATACCCATCTACACCCGGCCACCGCGCCGGGTTTTTTGTGTCTTCCATACCGAGATCCAAAAGTTACTGCGCTGGCGTTAAAATCAATGACTTACACTAACCACTAAAGCCAGCATCCAATGCAATTCAATCACTTATGACGTGATCCAAAATAACCTGCGCTGGCGCATGTTGCTCCTGCACTTTTTTGTCACTCCTGCACTACCTTCCTTTCCGCACTATCTCGGCTGCATCCCTGTTCACGCCCTTCCCTATCACGTTTCCTGTTTCCTTCCGGTACTGCTCCAGCTTGCCGATGATGTTTTGCTGGGTCATGGGTAAATCTGCCAGTGACAACTCCATGACCGCCCGCCCCATCGCCTGAATTTTCATGCTTATACGCTCTTCATCCAGAACCATGCACATCCCTCCTGCTGTTTTTTTAAGCATAGCACTCATGATTTACAAAAATAAATTCATTTAGTTATCATTAATTTATAACTTATGTGATTGATATTATAAATTAGGTTATTGCCATCACTCATAACTAAGGTTATCTTTAACCCATCGAAACGAAACATCGACAGCTGAGCGAAGTTAGCCAGCGGCGGACAGCAAGTCGCCTGCTTTTTAACAACATGCAAAGTCGGAACAGCACTCAGTAATCCTGTTTAGACCCCAACGCAAATGTGCGGCGTAGCACCGGGCGCGATCCGGTCGGTGTGAGGCTACCCCCTCGCGAGAGCGATAAAGGCGTGGGAACGGGCAACACTGGCGGGGTGAGAGGTGCGAAGCGCAAAGATTTACCAACAGCTCTTTGCGAGGGGCTGACGGTAAACAAACAGAGAGGTAATTATGCGGCCCGAGTTAAACCAAGAGTATCTCCGCACAATCCTAACTTACGATCCTGAAAGTGGTCATTTCAAATGGAACTTTAACAAAGGGGCTCGAAATAAATCTCCTTATGCGGGGACGCTAACCAGTTACGGGTACATAAAGATCCTGATAGACCAAAAGCAATACTTTGCTCATAGGCTCGCATGGCTTTATGTGCACGGACACTGGCCTGAAGGTTTTATTGACCACATCAACGGCGATAAAGCTGACAACCGCCTAGTTAACCTCAGAGAGGCTAAGCGTGAGGAAAACTGCCGGAATGTATCCATTAAATCAACAAACACCAGCGGTTACATCGGGATCAGCATTGATAAGCGTCATGGGTGCTGGAGAGCGCAGATCAAGGTTAACCGGAAGCAAATAGCCCTCGGTACTTTCCAAACAAAAATTGATGCGGTGCGTGCTTTTAACGAGGCGGCCGTTTTCCATCATGGTGAATACGCCATTCGAAAGATTAAACATAACGAAGAGATGCTCATGAAAGAGTTTGGGCATCTTTAGCATTTCTCCCGCATCAGCGGGTAACGACAGAGGGTAAGGCGATGAAAACAAGTAGCGGACAAGAGATTTTAAAGGGCTTCAATGTTCGGGATATCTCTGCTGATTATGACGAGCCAAGGTTTGATGTTTTATTTGTCCACGATGATGGCAAATGCCGGTATTCAAACAATGTTTTTGGTTCTGAGCAAGAAGCCATCAGTTACGCAAAAACATGTAACGCCAACACAGCGGACAGTGAATGCTGGGACTACTACCAGCACTCTTCAACCAGCAACGACTGGAAGTTGATTCAACACATTGAAGCTAAAGCCGCCTAACCAGCGGCTTTTTTCATACCTCAGTCGCTTCACCGAGGAGTAATTGATGACTAATTCAGAATCTGATCTTCTTCTCGAAAGCAGAAAGAGAAGACTTAAGCCAAGGCAACTTTGTTATGGCATAGGAAAAAACGATGCTGAGTTTTGTATTCAGTTAAAAATTGATGGCAAATGCTTTCAGCATAGAGGTTACAAAACCTGGAAAAACATCATTCAGCGCTGCTACAGCGAAGAAAGCATCCTTAAATTTCCAACATATGCGTCGTGCAGCGTAACAGGCGAATGGTTGAATTTTTCAGGTTTCTTCAAGTGGTGGAAAGCTAATTTTCGTGAGGGTTGGGTTGTAGACAAAGACCTTCTCCACCCCGGCAATAAAATTTACTCGCCAGAACATTGCCTTTATGTCCCTGAGGCTCTGAACAACTTTGTCATTAGTCGAGAGGCCAAAAGAGGCAACTCGACAATAGGTACAGCCTTTGACGATCGGCTTGGTATGTATCGCGCAAGTATCAGCCTTGGAAAAGGCAGGAAGCAACACCTCGGGACGCATAAAACTGAAGAAGAGGCGTATGCAGCCTGGCTCAATGCAAAGCTGAAGCTTGCTGAGCAATTCAAACCAATCTGCGACGAGATACACCCTCAACTTTACGACAGCCTACTCACGAAAATACGCTCGATTAAATGAATTGCTAAACCGACCACATGTGTCGGTTTTTTATGACAACTGGCGGCCATCCACCGCCCATTAGCGCAGAAGTCTTGTATTAACCGTTCCGTTCGCCGCGATAAGGCCAAGAGGATTTATGAGCAAAGAACAGCCAATATCACGCCTGACTGAGCCAGAAATGGCAAAACTCGCAGTTAAGACGGTTCAGGAATTTGTTAATGCCTGCCACTGCCAAAACGAAGATGACGTTCTTCTGGCATTAAGCTTCTGGCTGAATGTGGGCATGGAAGCGGGTGAGCTTGTCCAGCATGGGCATAAGGTTGTCCTGCAATGATGACAGTCACCCACAACGGCAAGCAGTACACAGTGAGCCGATTCGCAAACGGTCATACATGGCAACTGGTAGAGGTCGGTAACGTTCGCCACAAGCTGGTAATGAACCGTGACCAGATGATTAAGAATGGCTTCGGTCACATCGTTAATCAGGTCATCGTTGACACGCACAAGCTCCGCGCATCACTGAGCAAGAAAGCAATTGCTCGCTATCTGGAAGATTCTGTGATGCTGCAACAGGCAATTGAGGCCCAGCGTAAAGCGCTTGGAGTCAGGGTAAATCGTAACTCGTTTGAAGTGAGGGTGTGATGGAAGAATTCAAAGGAACGCCTGGTCCGTGGAAATACACAATCAGAAATGTGAATGAAATGATGACGACATTCCACGGCGTGGTTATGGGCGACACGTACATTGAAATTGCAACCAGAAACGAACGAGAGGATGCGCAATTAATATCAGCAGCACCTGAATTACTCGAAGCGCTACAGAAGCTTAGAGATTACGCAGAAGACGTCTGCGGTGTGTGTCCAGATGATTGTCACGAAGAACATCCTCTAATGATGGCTAGCTACGTAATCGCCAAAGCACTAGGCAAGTAATCCCCTCCCCCACTTTCATCACTCCCTGTCCGGCTATCGCAGACGGGATCTGCACATCCAAATTTCAGGAGAAACCATGAGCGAAGTAACGGATTTAGTCGTCATTGAGAAACAGAACGCAATGGCGGTATTCACCACCAAAGAGC